ACACGCCATAATATATTTTTATTAAAAAAGGGCAGACAGGCTGTAGCCCACCTGCCCTTTAAATTAGTCAATTAACTACTTCTTAGTTGTAAAGAACAATCTCAGAACCGATACCATATTGGATACCTGCAGTGAAACGCATTACAACACGAACGTTCTGAGAACCATCTAAGTCAGCCATATCTAACAACTTAACTTCGTTAGTGTCAGACAATAAACCTGTACCGAAGAACAAGTTAGATTTCTGAGCAGCAGCCATAGTATTGTCAGACAAACCAGGTGCAACAAAAATCTTCACTCCGTCAAATGCCAAGTTCTGACCATTGAACCAAGTAGTTCCTTCGCCATTCAAACCATTAGCACCTAGACCTGAAGCACCAAATCCACCTAATGCACGAACGTAAGCACGAGCAACGTTAGAAGAAACGTATAGGTACAAGTCCTCTTTTCCGTAGATAGTAGTAGGTACAGCATCAACTACTTTACCCATCTCAGTGATAACGTTTGCAGCCGTCACGGTTGTACCTGTTACGTCTACAACGTCAGAATCTGCTTCCCATAATACTTCGAAGCCATCGAACTCACCTGCAGTTGCGTTAGCACCTTGCCAGATGTTGTTCTCCATTTTCTCAGCTACTTTAGAGGCAACGTGGCCAATCAAGAAGTCAGAGAATGCAGGAGGCAAGTTATCGAATGCGCTGTAGCCCATTTGGATTGCTTCCCAATCGCTGCGGAAATCTTTCTTACAAAGCTCAAGGTTCACTTGGAACTCCTCAGGCTGAAGAATACGCTCAGTAAGTGTAAGCGTTGAAGTGTCAGAGAAATCACAAGTAGCATCTTTGACGATAGCATCCGTAGATACTTTCTTCATTACTTCCTTGAATTTCACATTTGGTTTAACCGTGATACCACCACCCTCGATAGTATCAGCACTTAGCAAGGCAGCAGAGAGGTATTTCCCTGCAAATTCACCTGCGTAAGTTGTAGTAATGCTAGTAGTTGTAGCCATTTCTATATCTTATTATTGATTATTTACTTAATTAAAATTTCAAGTTTGTCAAACGAGAGATAAGTGGGTACTCATTCTTAAAGTCTTCCCAATCTCTCCACAATCTTGATGCATCTTCAATCATATCTTTTGCATCTTGGTACTCATCGTAGATTTCATCTGGATCAATACCTAAAGACTTAGCGTTATCCTCTAATCTTTTTAAAGGCTCAGAAAGTTCTTGAATGAAAATATCAGTGCTTGTAGCTTCGCTGTTTACGATGATGTTATCAAGTTCACCCTGAATCTTGTACAACTCATCTTCCTTCTCTCCTGCCCAATCGTTTAGGATGTAAGAAAGCTCGCTGTAAGCATCTTCTAAATAGCCTTTTTGTTTTTCAATGTCATCTACCAAAGACAATTTAACTTCCTTGCCTTGCTTGCTGAGTTTGGCAGGCTTCTGAGCCTTGCTCAACTCAGCCCATAATTTTTGTACTCCCTTTTTCATTGTGTTTATTTTATCCTCTAACTGATTTGTTTAAGAAGTCGAAGGTCTCATAAAGATTTTGAACTGCTTCAATCAAGTCTTCAAGGTTATCTACATAGCCGTTAATATCAGAACCGCTATAATCCTCCATAACGTCATCAAAGTCTACCCCTAAGTCGCTTGCTACAGCTCCTACCTCTGACATTTGATTCATAATGTCACGAACCAAATTCACATAGAAATCATCCTCTAAGAATCCTTCTTGAGAAGCGTTTCTTACTTTTTGCGTAAGTGTTTCAGCTAAGTCCGTAATCTCTACGATAGTGCTTAGAGCATTCATATCGTCTACGTTCTGAGCTGTAGTTACAAGGTCGTGAAGCTCTTGAACCTTTGACATCTTAACCTCACGAGACTTCTTAGGTTGCTTAGACAGGTTTCGTTTCGGCTCTTGTGCCGCACGAACCTCGTCCCATACCTTTTCAATCTTACGCCAACTCATTACTCAGCAATTTTTGCCATTACACGATCCAAAGTGCTACCGCCTTTTTTAGACTGACCCAAGTTAACCTGAGGCTTTGCCTTAGTCTCTGGGCTGTGCTTCATCGGCTTACGAGCAGGCTTTGCTTTGCTAAGTTTCTCCTTAGCTTCAGCAGCCATTTCCTCTTCTTTCTCCGACATCATCTGCTCTACCATTGCCTTGATTTCGTTAACGACCTCAGCCAACTCCTCACGAGTGACATAGTTCATTTCCTCTTCAGCCAACTCTTCTTCTGCTGCAGGCTCTTCGGCAGGTGCTTCGGCAGGTGCTTCTTCTTCACCACCTTCACGAATCTCTGCAATGATACCTTCCTCAGCAACTACTAAGACTCTGCCGTCTTCCATTTCGTACTCACCTACAGGAACAGCTACTCGCTCATCCTCTGATACAATGAATACCTCGTTACCTGGCTCAAACGCCTCGGCTTCTAGGACAGTTCCGTTTTCTAATGTTGCTTGAGCAGCAGCGACTTTTACTTGCTCCTCTGAGAGGTTCAAGATGCTCATAATTTTTGATAGGGTCTCTTGTGACTTCATAACTATGTTATCTATATAGGTTAATTAAATACTTGGCTTTGCGTTACATTTTTAGATTTGGTCTAAAGACTTTAACTTACTCTCTGCCCAACTCTTGGCAGCCTTACCACCCCATAGGAGGTAGGAGATGTACCCACAGCTTTCCTTGTCTCCCTCATCGTAGTATTCCTCCGCACGGGATAGGTAGCTGTACATTCTCTTTATTGTTTCAACTGAGACATTACGGCCTGCCTCTAAATCGGCTGCTCTCTGCTTGCCCACATCCGTGGCGCACTTGTTGTTCTGCTTCTCATTCAACTCTCTCCCTCGCTTGGCGTTGTTTCGCACCGCTTCGGGATAGTCGTTATAGCTTTCGAGTTCTGTCTTCTTGCCAGACTTGTATCTCTTGTCCTTTTTAATGACCGCCTTAATAGCACTTAACTTCTCCTCAGCGTAGACCTCGTCTGCCTCCTTCTCAAGGGAGGCTAACGAGTCTGCACTCATATTCACCTTGTCCATAAAGTAGCCCTCAATGCTAAAGCCCTTGACCTTACCTGTCTTTACCCAATCATTCCAAATCTCGTCATTGTTGACCTTCATTGAAACCATCCAAGTACCCACAGGCAAGTCCATACCATACATACGGCTCTTGTCTTGCTCACCTTCTATGATCCACGACTCAACAGCCGTTAACCCTTCGATGTCTACCTGATGCTCTAGCGTGGCCTTGCTTTGGTTGCCACTCATAAAGAATAACTCACTAGCCTTTCTGACCGTGTCTTTGCTGAAGTAGATGTAATACTCCTCCTCACCATCTCTACGATAGATAGGCTTATTAGGGATGAGAGCAGCACCCATCAGGATGCGCTTCTCATCGTCAATGCTCTTGAGTTCTACCTTCTTCTCTTCCTTTAACGCTATGAAGTCCTCCTCGATAGCAGGTTGCTCAACCACAGAGATGGCCTGTATGCCTGTGATAAAGGCCTCCTCGTCAATTATAAGTTCAATTATATTCATCATCCGAAACTAGCTGTATTTACTTTTTTTCTATCTAATTCTTGCTGTGTGGTAACATCCCCTGCTACTACATACGCTTTCACAGGGCGTTCCTGCGATACGCTTTGTGCCAACTGATTGATACCACTTGTGCCTACTATATTGAATTGAGGGGTTTGGCTTGGTGCTGTCGGGGTGTCTACACCACCGCCACCGCTGCCGCCAAATTGAGTAGCTTGAATACTCGCTACCTGAGCGAGACCCGTAGCCCCTGCAATGGCAGCGTTTGCAACTCTCACAGGGAAGGGTAGTAACCCGTCTGCACCCTCGGCTTTTAAAGCACCTATAATTGCTTGGTAGGTACTCACTAATGCTTGGCCTTGGCTTAACCTCTTCTGTATTGTAAACGCCTTCTTAGCACGCTCTTCATCTTCACCTGCAAATGCCTCAGCTAATGCACTGACAGCCTCTAGGCCAGAGTTGGCAATATCAAACTTCGCATCTCGTAGTTCCTCTTCCTTCTCTTTGTTGAGTTCAAAGGTCTCCTCATTAAGTTCCCGTACCTCGTTTTGGTACTCCGCCTCTATGACCTTCTTCTCGTCTGCTAACTGCTTATAGAGTTCACTCTCTATATCTAGTTGCGCCATCTGCTCCTCAAGGGCAGCCAGGCGC